CCGCCCCCAGTAATTCTTGCCAACTCAGTGATAGTTGCACCTAGTGACCCTTATTTAGTCCCGTCTAATAATTCACAGGCTTCAATTTCATGCATGGCAAACTTCAAGGTCATCATGACCGTGCCGTATCTTGATAACCAGGGAAATTTGAACGGCATTGAAAGCACGATTGTGGCCGTGTTTAACAAACTAGCTTCATCAACTTTAGTATTCAACATCACCGGTGCTTCAGCTCCTTCAGTGTTGGATGCACCGAGCGGGCCCATGCTCACATCGGATTTTAGTATCACCGTTCTTACCACTTGGTCATAGGAGATAAAATGAGCGACACAAACGCAGAGAATTTGGCTTGGCTTGTCAAAGTCGGTCAGATCAAAGATACAAAGGCTGCGAAGCCAACGACAACAGAAACCGAGGAAAAATAAATGGCTATCTATCTAAATAACAATGTTGGCGTGAAACTCGCAACCGCAGCCGCGCCAACAGTTCCTTCAATTGACATCTCAAGTTATGTGAGTGCAATTACTTTAACGCAAATTGTAGATGAGCTGGAAGTCACAACAATGGGCGATCTTTCTCATCGTGTAGTCGGTGGGCTCCAAAGCGCAACTTTACAAATTGACTTCTTCAATGACTGGGCAGCATCAGCAGTCATGACAACGCTTCAGTCAGCATTTGCAACGACTTTGGCGGTTTCAATGATTACCGTTAAGGGAACCGCAGTAAGTGCAACAAATCCAACATATCAGTTCTCAATCTTTGTCAACAACCTAACCCCAGTGGGTATAGGCGGCGTTGGCGATGAAGCTGCATCCAGCATCTCATTCACAGTAAACACAACGGTGACCGTTTCTCCATCGGTTGCATTCTAAGGAGCAAAAAATGGCACGCTTGAAAATCACCAGGGCCTCAGGGGATGTGATTGTTCCAATCACCCCTTTGGTTGAATATGCGTTTGAAAAGTTCACAGGCAAGGGAATTCATAAGCAATTTCGTGACGAAGAAAAACAGAGTGATATTTACTGGTTATGTCACAACGCGCTTTCTCGCATTGAGGTGCTCCCACCTTTTGGCGAGGAATTCCTAGCAACCCTAATTTCAGTCGAAGTTATGGATGATGAACCAGTAAAAAAATAGAACGGGCAAGTTTCACCTATCTAGTGGCCTCACTAGCGGTGGAGCTTAAGATAAGCCCTAACGAAGTTTTAGATCTTGATGAAAGAATGTACAAAGCCGTGCTTCAGGTACTAAATGACAGAGCGAAGGAGAGGGCCCGTGCCACTAAACATCACCGGCGTTGAACCTACTTTGAAGGCAATGCGCAAGTTTGATAGAGACTTGACTAAGCAAATGAACATTGAAATCAAAGCTGCAATGTTAACAATTCGTGATAAAGCGCGAGGGGATGTGCCCCAGGGATTCCCGACATATCTTTCAGGATGGGAAAAGCGCGGCAAGGTACAAAGCCAAGCGGTGTTTAACACTAGCGGCCGGGTGCGGAAATTTCCTCTTTTTGACACGGCTGAAGTTAAAGCCGGAATTGTCTATCGCCAAGGCAAAAGCATTCAGAATCGTCAGGGCTATCGCGCTCAGTATTATGTGCGAAACAACTCAGCAGCCGGAGCAATTTATGAGACTGCCGGCCGTAAGTTTCCAAGTGGTCAACCTTGGGTTGGGCCAAAGGGCAAAGGCGATAATGTCAGCCGGTCAAACAATCCTGATGCGGGTAAATTATTTATTGGCGCGATGGGTTCACTTTACGGAAAAGGATTTGACCGAGGCCGTTTGATATTCAAGGCATGGGAGCAAGATCAAGGCAAGGCAACCCTGGCCGTGACCACTGCGATTGATAAGGCCGTTAAGGTGTTCAATGACACCGGCGGTGCAGGCACTCAATCCGGCTATAAGTTGGCCTCATAATGCCGAATTTATTAGTTAGCGCAACCACACGCTATGACCCTAAGGGGTTAAACAAAGCCAAGAAGCACATCACAGGGTTTGAAAAAAGCGTCAAAGATTTGGGAAAGATTTTTGCTGGAGTTTTCTCAACGCAAAAAGTGTTGGCATTCGGTAAAGCTTCCGTTCAAGCGTTTATGGAAGATGACAAAGCTGCCAGGGTGTTATCTCGCACGCTTACCAATTTGGGCTTGGCATTTGCTGACCCGTCAGTCAAAACCTTCATAGGCGACTTAGAAAAGCAATATGGTGTGCTTGATGATTTTTTGAGGCCCGCATATCAGAAATTACTCACCACCACTGGAGATTTGACTAAGTCTCAAGATTTGTTAAAAACTGCCCTTGACCTCAGTGCACAAAGTGGGGAAAGCGTTGTTTCAGTTGCCAGCGACCTTGGCCGTGCATATGCGGGCAATACCAAGGGGCTGCAAAAATATGGCTTAGGTTTAACCAAGGCACAATTGACTGCCATGTCATTTGAAGAAATCTTGGCCAAAATAACAGAAATCAGCAAGGGTCAAGCTGCTGCGGCTGCTGCTACCTATGCGGGAAAATTAGACAAGCTTGAAGTTGCTGCTGCCAATGCCTCAGAAACTATTGGCGGGGCCTTGGTTGATGCATTTGCCACAATCGCCGGAGATGGAAACCTTGACAAAGCAATTGACAAGATTGATTTGCTTGCCCAGGGCATAGCAACTCTTATTTCACCTTCACGCATGAAGTCACTTTTTGCCGGAGTTGATTTGAAATATGGCTTGATTCCGATGAACAAGCCAGCGACTAACTACGGTGCAGCACAACAAAGCCCTGGTGAACGCGCTGCTGCGGTTGCATACAATAAAAAACTGGCAGCACAAAAAAGAGAAGAATTAGCAATGCTTGCAGCCAAGAACAAGGCTACAAAAGAAGAAGCGCAAATGAAGAAGGATCAGGCCGCTTTAGACGAGCTCAAGAAAAAGTTTGACTTAGAGCGCATTGGCCTGAATGTGGCACTAAATCAAGCTACTGATGAGGAGACAAAGGCACGCATTCGTGCTCAGATTGCCATTCTTGATGAAACTGGTAAGACTGCCCAGGCTGCCAATGATGCTTTAGTCAAGGCCCAAGCCGACAAACTAAAACAAGAAGTAGAAGCAACCACGGCGTTGAATAATCTTGCTAAATCTGCGGCAGGTGCGGCCGGTTCGCTTACCAATCTTGCAACTTATTTTGCTACTTTTAAGGGTTCCGCAGCTTCCGCCGTCACTTCTTTAAGTCCAACCGGAAAAGCTGCGCTTGGTGGATATGTACCATTTGTGGGCGCAACTAACGCATCTTTAGGCATCACTGCCGATGGTACAAATATTACGCCAACAATTCCGTCAACTTCAGGCTTAGGCACTAATGGCACTGGCAATCAATTGCCCGCCGGAGTCACAATAAATGTCAACACAGGCCCATCAATGGCTGATGAAAATGTCATTGTGGATGCCGTACAAAATGCCATGAACGAAATTGCCCGCCGTGGATATTTAACTACTTATGCAGGGGCGTTGCCAGCATGACCATCCCCGTCATAAATTGTTACATAAATTTTTCGACCGGCCCAAGTTTTGCACAGGCGTTCATTTTAGATCAAGGCATTCTTGGCACTAACATCCTGGCCGATGAAGCTTCAGTCATTGTGGATGTTTCCAATGTGGTTGATTCAATCAGCACCAGGCGCGGCAGAAATGCTCAGGCAGACCAATTTCAAACAGGCACGCTTTCATTGCGCATTGTTGACCAAAACGGCGACTTCAACCCTATGAATGCCGCCGGGCCTTATTACAACCTTTTAACACCAATGAGAAAAGTGCAGATAACTGCCACATTTGACGGCGTTACCTATCCCGTCTTTAGTGGTTTCATCACATCTTATTCAACAACAACCCCACAAAGCGCGGTGGGCGATGTCGTTTACACGACAATCCAGGCCGTTGATGCCATGCGATTGGTTCAAAATGCTCAGATTTCGACCGTTGCAGGAACAAGCGCGGGTCAGTTAACCGGGGCCCGTATCAATAACATTCTCGACCAAATCGGTTGGCCGTTAACAATGCGGGATGTTGACCCCGGCCTGACCACGGTTCAGGCTGATCCCGGCACGGCACGCACTGCCCTTCAAGCTTGTCAAACAATTGAGACAACTGAATTCGGTGCATTCTATGTTGATGCGGCCGGCAGTTTTGTTTTTCAAGATAGAAATTTGACGGCCTCAAGCGTGGCAGCAACGCCGGTTGTGTTCAATGATGATGGAAGCCCAATTGATTACTTCAATGCTATGTGGGTAACAAATGACACCCTTGTTTACAATGAGGCCAACATTACTGCCACAGGCTTGGCCACTCAAACCGCCTCCGATGCAGCAAGTATTGCCAAGTATTTCTTGCACTCTTACAACCAGCAAAATCTATTGATGCAGACCACGGCCGAAGCCCTTAATTACGCCCAGGCTTATGTTGCTTCAAGAGCTGAAACAACCGTGAGATGCGATGAAATCCAATTGGATCTATACACCGCCAATTATGATGCAGGGATAATTGCAGCCCTTGACCTTGATTACTTTGACCCGGTGACAATCACAACCAATCAACCAGGGGGAACAACACTAACCAAGACCCTTCAAGTATTTGGCAAGCACATGGAAATCACGCCAAATTCTTGGCGAGTTAAAATGACGACACTTGAACCCATAATTGATGGTTTCATTCTAAATAGCACTTTGTCAGGTATTCTTGACGAGAGTGTTTTGAGTTACTAAGGAGGAGAAATGGCAGCAGGATTAGGCTTTAAGACCTTTACCACTGGTGAGGTACTTACGGCGGCAGATACTAACGGCTACCTTATGCAAGGCGTGCTGGTGTTTGCCTCAGCAGCAGCGCGGGATGCGGCTATAACCTCACCACAAGAAGGGCAGTGCTGCTACCTAAAAGACACCGATGCCGTGCTGACCTACTCAGGTGCGGCCTGGGTTGGCTTTGACGATAGCAACGCTATCCAAAATAGCATTGTGGACGCTAAGGGCGATCTAGTAGCAGCTAGTGGGGCAGACACACCTGCACGCTTAGCAGTCGGCAACAACGGCGAAACTCTCGTAGCAGATAGTTCCACTTCAACAGGCTTGCGCTATACGGCTGGAACAGTTCAGGCTAATCCATTTATCAACTCTGCTTTTCAAGTGTGGCAACGCGGAACATCTTTTGTTCCGTCAGGTACATC